ATGCCAATATGATTTCCTTAATGGATGTATTTTCTGACTTATTTTCTGTTCAAAATCCTTTACATCTTCCTCATTTTTAAAGAAAATATAAATCATACGATATGGAGACAAATCTTCTTGTTTGTACTCAGGCATATCTTGCCAGTGTGATTCCCATTCTTTCTCCCAACCTTCTGTATTTTCTCCTAAAACACGATTAGTATAATCTTCGAATGAGGCTTGTTCTACTATCTGTTTTGGTTTACCGCTTCTATATCCCATATATCCCCTAAAATAATAGTATTATTAAAATTGACATAACCTAATATTGCTAAAATAAACATAGTAATCCCTGTTAAAATACCACATAAATATATACATAAAAATAGAGTTATCATACCATTTCTTTTACATTATCCCAAATATCTTGTTGTTCATTCTCATATTCATAGCCAAACCCTATTTTTTCTTCTATTGTCCATCCATTTTTAATATTAACAGAAGGTACTTTTGCACGAGGTTCGTCAGGGAATTTAAGAATAGTATTACCCTTTTTAAGATATTCTTCAACTGCAGATTTTGTGTTATCAGATGGATTAAATTCGGCAGTGTTTACACGTTTAAATTTTGAAAAATCTTGAACAATTACAAGTGGTTTTTTATTGAGAGGAGCTACTTTAGGTAATTTCCTTTTTTTAACTCTTTTTGATTGTTGTCTATCCCTTGCTTGTATAGAACTACACACCCTAGAACAAGCAGTATTATTTTTACGGATTGGTTTAAATATATCCCCACAGATACTACAAGGCATTTCAGGGAAATTAGCTCTGATTAAATCATATCGTCTTTTATCTCGTTCTTTCTTGTATTTAATATAGCATAAATCACCACAAAATCGTTTTTTATTCCGACCTAATTCTTTATCACAAGTGGTACATTTTCTTATTTTATTTGTTTTCATTTATGTATACCTTTTATGACAAAATTATGGTTACATTCTGTAAAACTATTATTGCATTTTTTAATATTTACCAAAACAAAACCTTCCCTATGTGGGTTATGACAACGAGTTAATTGAATATGACGGAATTGTTTATCATTAGGAAAGATTTGAGCAGTTTCCATTGCATCTATTAATACTTTACTAAGATTATCCAAATCAGCATCAGGGCCTTTTTTTATTGGATAAAATGCTGCAACAGAAAGAGCAAGGTTATCATCTTCATTGAAGGATTTACTACCTTTTGTTTTGTAATCCATCCAACGATAAACAACCTCACCTATAAATGCTCTTGCTTTTTTTGTTTTAATTAGTCTTTTATTAACTACTTGCCAATAATTATTAGCACTAATCGGAAACGGTAGTCTTAAGTTCAGCACGGAATTCCTCCAATGATTGTTTTTGTTCAGCAGCTTTATATAATTTCAATAAAACTTTCATCTCCTTAGGCATCCCAACTGGTTTTCTATCTGGTTGAGGTAATAATCTTTTTTCATCCTCAAGCTTAGATAAATATTTAGGATCCTCACAAGGCATTCGTTTTGGATTTGTTAAAGTACCTTCACGGATGTCCTTAACAGTTGGGAAAAATGAGCTGTCATTAATGTGACTATCAAATGATTTTTTTATTCTATCAGCTGTAAAATCATTCAAAGCTTCTGCCCAGAAACTAATTTCAGCCTTACCTAATTTACCAAATTCCCTAACATGAGCATGATAATTTAACTCACATTTTTTTAGTGAAATAAGCAACTGCTTATAACCCTCTTTATCCATCAGTTCAAAGTTTTCTGATTATTATTAATGTTGAAATATTCAATGTCTAGTTGAGAAAGTTGATCACGGGATTTATTTTTCAGAGTTACATCTTTATTCCTGTCAGGTACAAGATCAAAACGGATCCCAATCCACTGATTAAGCATACTCTGGTTTATCACATGACAAATATCTCGGCCATCCATATATCTATTCCTAATTTCAGAAAGCATACGACTAGCAGCGTTTAGAGAATTCCAGGGTTTAAATCTCCCATTATTTTCGGCTTCCTCTTGTTTGTATGCAACCCATTCTGCCCATATTTCTAAAAACTCAGAGTGAGGTTGCAATTCATCTGGAATTTCACATTTTTCCAGTATTTCTTCTGTTGAAGGCGGTGTGACTTTCATAGATGCCTATAGTTAAATTTTTATAGTTAATATAGTTTATATATACTATATAGTTATAGGGCTAAGCCTTTACATTAAGCTCTGCTTTACGAGAATCTTTTAGGTCCCGTATTTGTTTATTGTTTTTCACAGTATCAGGCTGCCCTGTCCAATATTCTGCCAACTGTTCAATTGATTCACATTGACCCATCTCAATTTTAGCTAGACTAAATGCTGTTTTGGAGGGAGGTGGTGTTTGAGGTTTTGTTTCTCTATCCATACTGCTTTCTGCATCATCATCTTCCTCAGGCCCTGCACTTAACCCAAACATTGCCTGTAATATTTGCCGTTTAGCATATGTTAAAGCACTCCCTACACCTTGAGGAGTTTTTTTATCCAGAATTAATTTATAGTAACTCTGAATATAATGACCAGTTTGTTTGTGGAGTAGTATTGTTATTAATCCCTCTCCTGTTGGGAATTGCATTATTCCAAGATCATATTCTTTACAAGCTTTATCAATCTTGTTAATAAGCGAATCCAACATTATATAATCATTCCCAAAATGGGGATTTTTTCCTGCAGCCACTACATGTGAGCCAAGTTTTTTCTTTACATCAAACCAAGCTTCAAATAGTTCTTTTGCTGTTCCGATTACACGGAAATTTAGCGTTGTCTCATCCATATCTCTCCTAGTACCATTTAATATTGAGGGTTTGAATACCATTATAGTATCCGGTTAATCGTTTCTTCTCAGTTTCAGAAGCATCACGATATTCTTTATACCGTGCCAGAAAATGTCTGGTATCATCACGGCCACGATCAAGACTTTCTTGGTCTAATCTATAAGTCTGAACATTCCAAGGTCTTGATTTTTCACAAACCACAAAAAGGAAATCATAATCATTCCCAGTTATGGTCTTTAATCCATCCAAATACCAACTAGCTTGGATGTCATAGCGGAATTTTTTAACTGCACTACTAAATGAAAATGGATGGGCAGATAACATGAACTTTAAATCAATACAAAGTAATTTATCCTCCAATAGTTTATCTGCTCTGAAACAACCATTTACTTCAGGGATAATTGGGTGTTTAAAAAATCCAGATATTTCATTTTTGCCTAAATTTTTAACAAACAAATCGGACACAATTTCATCATCATGGATATTTTCTCGCCATTTTAATATTTGTGTCCACTCATCTTGGTTTATTAAAATCTTGCCTTCATTATTAGCTTGTTCCTCTGCCAACATTTTCTGTTCTTTGCCGGCCTTAGTTCGAGCATCAACTTTAGGCATAACTAAATACCGACTACTAAATTGATCAAATTCGAGCAAGGTTGTATGGCCTGCACTACCTAATCTTAATCCGTCAGTACTTTCTTGTTGATTCCTAGTTTTCCAATGATTAATAGACTGTCCAAATAATTTTATTTCAGACGCATGGAAATAACCAGGTTCATTTATATAATCTTCAAAAGGCATATTCTGAACAAGATTGCCTATCAATTCATTATTTTTCATATACTCTCCATGTGGTACCCACTCCAGTTTCCCAGAGTGGGATAATTTTAAAAAGGATAGTCCTGATCTTCACCAGAAGCATCCTGTTCACCTTTAGCAAGCCCTATTTTCCAACATTGTAATGAAACAACATATCCAGAGCCATTATCATTTTCCCACTTTCTGCCCTTTAGGTTGATGCTACAATCAACTTGATCACCTACTTTATATTGATCTAAAAGGTCAGTTTTTTGGTTAATGAACTCGAGCTTTAAATGCTCGGGCCACTGGGGGTTTGGGGCATGTTCCAGAACAAATTCACGTTTTTTGAATTTCTCTGAATACTCATGTGTATCAAAAATCTCCTCAATTACACCAGAGATTTGAATTGAATCACTCATTATAAACTCCTACCATCAATGGTTGAAGGACATCCATGTCCAATAGAGACCAATTTTCCAAATTGGCTATTACGAATAGTTCACGGGATTGTGGCTATCCATAATTTCTTGGTCAACAACCCCAATCAATCTATCGGCTGTGGTTCTGACCTTGTTATTTAATTCTTCATTTAATATTTGACTTACGGTTGAAGCACTGGTTCCAGAAGCTGTGGCTACCATATTAATAGTAATGCCTCGTTTCCGTAATTTGCTCCGATATGATTCCATAATTTTTCCTTATGATTTAGGTTATTTTTGATTCATTATATACCATAAATTTTAAAAAATAAACATAAATTTTAAAAAAAATAAAAAAAGTACAAATTATTTTTAAAAAAAAGATTAATAAAATCAATTATTTTATAATAAAAATGAATTATTTTAAAAATAATTAAAAAAAAGTGTTTACTTTTGTATATTTTCCATAGTATAATGTAATCTCATTAAACATTAACCCCAAACGGAGAGACAATATGAAAACAGCAACTGAATTAATTAGGGAAAAAGATAATTGGACCGAAATTAAAACCAGGGACCAATATTTGGCATTTAGAGAATGGGTCTCTAAACTAACCAAATCAGTGGATGATGCAATTGATGAAAAAAATAAAAATTATATTGGTACCATAACATTAAACATATCCCAACAAGAAAGATTGGTAGATATGATGTTTGAAGAATTTAATTATTTATTTGATGTGAATATTAAGGAATTAGAACCAACTGTACCTCATTGGTTTGATGAGAAAAAAAGTTACAATTCAACTTATAATTTCTTAAAAAGATTCCATGACAAAATAGCTATATTAGCTAAATTAGTAACAGGTGAAGAAAATTCAACTTTCGAAGAGAAAATGAACGTTGGACCTGTTTCTCTTGCTTAAATTAATCCCAGGTGGCTTCGGAGGGAGTCACCGAGGATGCATTTAGCATCACCCTCGAAAGAGGATCATTTATAGTTAACCAATGTTCATAAGGAGATATTATGGGAACATTAATCGTAGAGAAAAAAACAACAATGTCAGAACTTAATAAATTACCTGCTCCGGTTCCGGCAACTAGGTTTCATAAACCAATTCCTCATTTTCAAGCAGTAACAGCAGTATTGGATGAGGTTGCATCCCGAGGTTTGGAAGTTTCTGATCTTGAGGTTGGAACTTCACATAAGGATTTGAGATGTTTTTGGTTAGCAAAACTAAAAGGAGAAGGAGATTATGCTCCAATGATTGGTGGTCGAAATAGTCACGATCGTTCAATCTCATATTCATTATATGGAGGAGCCTCAATATTTATCTGTTCCAATTTAATGGTAGCTGCTCCGTTTGCTGATTCAAGAAAACACATGGGAGAAATTGATTTGGAATTACCTGAGATGGTAAGCAATTCTATTGATCGTGTCCTCAGGGATAATACAATTAATAGAGATCGAATCAAACATTATAAGGAGCAAATAATAACCGATAAAGATGCTTATTGGTTTGCAGTTAATGCCATGAAAAAGGATATACTTGCCCCAAGTAAAATAAAGTATATTGTTGAACAATGGCATTCACCACTTCATGAGGAGTTTGATCTTAAAACAGCATGGAGTCTTCATAATTGTTTCACTGAGGTATTTAAGGATCTGCACTCTGCTGATTTGGTTTATCACAGGAACAATGTCCTAACTGGATTGGTTGATGATTTCACTGACTTCAAAAAGCCAATCATCGACATCACTCCTGCTAAGAAAGAGGAGAAAGTTGTTGAAATTAACCCAGTCAAAACAAAAGCTTCCCTTAAACCTAAAGCTAAGTTTAAAGCTAAGAAAAAAGCTAAGGTTGTTATCAAGCAAAAGGAAGTAATTGTAAAGGCTAAAAATGTTATAAAGCCTCCAACCGAAAAATTAGGTAAAGGATTGGATGCAGCCATTAAAGGCCATAATGCTAAAACCAAGAAAAAGGTAGCATAACTAAGTAACCTTCAATCAAGGGCATCCACCGGGTGCCTTTGGAGATGTTTACATAGTGTAACATCCTTACTTCGGTAAGTAATACTAATTAATTAGGAGAGTATATGGGACAACCATACAAAAGGAAAACAGCCAATCCTAATTTGGGTTGGTCCGAGGAAAGGAAGGCAGCTTGGAGTGCTCGGATCCAAGATGAAATGGCTAAGGGAACTTGGAGGAAGAAATCCAAAAAGGCAATAGGTAAAGCTATTTCAAATGGCCGAATTGCAGCCAACAGGAAGAAAAGACTTTCTGAAGCTCGTAAAAACGGATGGGAAACCAGACGTAAAAATGGGAATGGTACTACACAACTCCCATTGGCAGATGTTACCCCTTCAAATAGCCTTGATACAGCAGTAGGGAAAGATTTGCAGGAGTTTTTAAATAAAGTAGAAAGTGTCCTTGGAGTCAAAGTGACTATGAAGGATTTTATTGAACAAGCTATCAAGGAAAAATTATCCGAGATTTGCTTAACATTACAAAAACGAGCATAGCTCATAACCATGCCCTCTTCGGAGGGCTTGCCAATGTCTGAAAAAATAACTTTCACCCAATACATAATGTCATGTCTCCAAAAGGAGAACATGGAAAAATACTGGAGAGAACATCATGGGAAAGAAACCACTAACAAAAATACAGATTCAAAAAATACGTCAACTGGTAGAAAACAAACCACTACAAGAACTACTACTAAACCTATCAGTTGATTTAATGCTAAGAGCATCCGACCTTCTGGCATTAAGAGTATCCGATGTTATTACTAAAAATGGTTCTATTAAAACAGAAGTTAAGGTAAAGCAGAAAAAAACTGGCAAATCAACCTTACCCATACCCTTAAGTAAAACTTCGCTTAGAGCGATAGCTAAACATCTTTCTGGAAAACCATTGGATGATTATATTTTTAAGGGACAAATGTATAACTTCACAAAAAAACCAATTACTAGCCAACAGTATGCTAGAATTGTTAAAAGTTGGGTTAACAGTATTGGTGTAGATGATCTTTCACCATACTCAACTCACAGTATGCGGAAAACAAAGGCCTCTGTTATATATAAGGAGACCAAAGATGTTGAAGCATGCAGACGTTTACTTGGTCAGTCAAGTGTAATTGCAACAAGTGCATATTTGGGAGTAACTGACGACTCTGCACTTAAATTAGCTAAATCAACTATAATCTAAAAGAGATATGGGAAATAAAATGATTGATATTTTAACAGCACCCATGCTTAAAGAACGTGCTAATAAAAATGGAGAACCACAACCAAATCGTAATGAGAGGTTAGAAAAAAGAGTTGACGATTTAGAAAATAATCTTTTAGTTCTCCAAGAGTTAGTTTTATCCTTACGTAAGAGGATGCAATGAGAAGAATTTATTTAAGTGAGGAAGAATACAAAATTGCTCAAAAATTCATACAGGATGCTGCAATTCAATATGAGCAGAACCCTAATAATTTAATTGATGATGAATCAGTTAATGAATATACAATTTTGGATAAATTCCTAAACCGATTCTTTAAGGCTAAAAAATTAACCTTAAGGTATGATATGACTAAAACACCAAAATGGGAGGAGCTACATGGTTAAAAGAAAAATGATACCGAGTACCCCGAGTACTCATGCTATGGTAATGGAGTATTTGAAATCCATGAAACAATCAACTGGGACTAAAATAACTATTAGTTCATTTTATGAGAGCGCTGTTATAGAGAAGTTGCAACGTGATAAACATAAAAGATTAATAAGTGGAGAAGGAACCCCATGAAAAAACTGCTTAAAATCAGCCTGGTGACAATGTTATTGGTATCACCAGTAATAACATATGGGCAAAACAACGATTTTATATGCAATAGGATGGAAGGTTGCCCTGTAATAAATGGAGAATGTCCCACTTGTGTAGGTGGGACTACCAGAAAAGCTTCTGCAGATGAAAGACTTGAACTTATTTTACAAGAAATGGAGGAAGATCTCAGGAGGAGATACGAACCAGATTTATCTAAAAGGTATGCAAAGCCATCTGGGTGGGGAGTTATTCGTTGGGAAATTAACGAGGCCCTAAGAGTCCGAAAGGATTTTGATTTCTAATATCTTCCTGTGGTGCTAATATTGAAGGAAACATTGAAGGATAAAGTGCCCGGGCTTGTTGTTCGTTAGCAGCCCTGGTACTTTCTGCTTGCATTCTATTAATAGCTTCATTAAGTTGATCAGGCCCCTGGGCATTCATATATGGCCCCATTCCTGAAACTCTTTGTTGGACTTTCTTTTGGTCAAGAGCTTCCATAGGCATACCACTTGGGCCACCTTTCATTCTGTTATATATATTAGCAGCTTGTGCACCTAATCCTGGTTCACCTTCCAATCGTTTACCCATTTCTCTCATTGCATCAGTTTTGCTTCCTGCCACCATTAATTTAGCTTGGTAATCCATATCACTAATTATTTTCATTTTCTCCAAAAATTCTTTGAATAACCCTGGAGATTTATATAGTGCTCTCAACTTATCTCTTTCTTCTGTTTCAAACAATTTCAATATTTTTTCTTCATTAGGAGATGGGACATTACTTCCTCTTACTCTCTGATACATTTTGGAAGCATAACCTAATCTATAAGCATTCTGGCTAGGTTTGGACATTTCAGATAATTCTCTCCGTACCATGTCCCCTGTATGTTTACTACCTTTTTCTGAAGCTTTAGCTCCTAATTCAAATGCATCTTTAAATTCTGATCTGCTGTTATAAATATTAGAAGCCTTTTTATAATCATCTGATTCACCTTTTAAAAATTTAGTTATTTTGCCCATTATATTTTGCATTTTTCCAGCATCAAGATTTGCAAAAGGTTCGGCTCCTTTCCTATCTGATTTAGGCATTTTATCATACTGTTGTTTTATAAAAAGCTTTAAAGCATGGAGGTGGTTAATTGGGGCTTCACCACTTAGTCCTTTTGAAGATAAATTACCTTTTATACCAGTTATTTCATTTAATGTTGGGATTTCCATTCTGGCATCATTATAAGCTTTTCTCATCATTTTACCAACATCATCTTTTCGTTTCATCAGAGTATTAATTTCATTCCATAAATCTGATGAATGAACCATAACTGAGTCTGATTTCTTGTAGTATGGGTTGGCAAGTTGTTTTGTTTTTTTACTAAAAATTTTTAACCAATTTGGGGAATCTCCAATTCTTTTACCAAGGAATTTTTTGATTGATTTTTCTGCTATTGGTTTAAAGGATTCAATTTTATTCTCTAAAGCTTCAAGAGCATCGACCCTTCCCATGGGAGAGGTGGCACCAATCTTTTGTTGCAGGGTTTTGATATTGGAGCCTGGTCTGGTCAAATCTGCTAACTGAGCCACATTTGCTATATCAGGATCCAATTCAATCATTTTATTTAGCATTTGTCTTAAATCCTCAAACCCTTCAAACCCTCTTGCCAGTTCATCATTCATGAATTGTATTGAATCCCTATCGGTTTTAGCAGGGTGACCTTCATGCAATACATTACCATCTAAATCAACCGCAGACATTCCTTTTTTGGCCATCTTATTAGTAATAGCTTTTACCCCACTATCAATGATACCTGTTATTGGCCCTGCAATTGAGCCAACACCTAATCCTAGTAGTGCAGATTTTTTGGCATTCTGAATCCTATCTGGTGAATCCCATCCACCTTCTCCGGTACCATATCCATATAATCCCATATCAAGAGCTCCTGCAGTACCACCTAATGTTGCTCTTTTAAGAATATTCTGGAGCCATTGGCCTTCTTTAATTTTACCAACATATGGTAAATACTTCCCTAATCTAGCAACCAACATGCCTGGTACCATTAATGCTCCAGCTATTTCAGCCATTGCAGCAGACCCTGGATTTTCTTCTCTATATTTATCAATCTCACTAGAGACCTTTTTTATTTCTTCATCATAATCACCATACCCAAAACTATCTGGCATTTTGGATCTGATATAAGCTTCCAATTCATCGGTTGTACCAAATGAAACACCTTGGCCAACTTGTCTTAAAACATCCCAGGCGGCCTCACCATGACGTTCCATTTGAACAGCACTTTCTTCATAGTAATCTTGTGTGGCTTTCTCTTTCTGGTACGGAACCATTTCCTCTGGGGCCATTAAAGTCTTTTCAGCCCTCATCGTTTCAAGATCAACACCTCTACGTTCCTTGAAAGCTTGAACTATATCGGCTTCAGGAACGCCTGCATCTTTTAATTTGGAATATAATTCTAATATTTCTCTATCAGTCATATGGCATTAACGAGTCAAGAGTTTCTTTAATAACAATTGGATTGGTTAATTCATTATCTGGGGAAGTTTTTGCTTCATTTACTATCTTTTTTACTTCCTCAGGAGGTGGAACTGTTCCGCTTTGGGCAGCAGTTGCAACTTTGGCAAATAATTTTTTACTAATATCAGGTGGTATGTAAGTTTTATATAAATCAAGAATAGTTTGCCTAAATTTTGTTTTCCTTGCAACATCAACAGGAGTATCACCAGGCATAGGATATAATACTTGCCTCATAGCTCTATTCTCATCATCCTTAACAGTAGCACCAGAAAATAAATAACCAAACACT